AGGACTAAGACCGACAGCAGCAGGTTGATCGGATCGAAATTAGTTAAATTTAGCAGGGTTTGGCCTTCCTTTCTTATTAACGCCTTGAATTATAGCACAGCAAGCTTACTATCGTTGATTCTGCCGAAGCTAATATTTTTCCTGCTAAGAAGCAGGCCCAAGGCTTCTGCCAAAACTATTATCTAGTATTTCGATTCCATCTGGTACTATACAGACCATTTTTTCTCCCTTGCTACTGATAGTGTTATACTTAATAATTCTTAAATTAATATTGCTTTCCCCCGCAATGTGTCTATTTGTATATTTGCTACCTATTCCCATTCCGTCCTCACCGTTTAAGTTATTCTCAATTGTCAATGTAAGGGATTTAATTTTTGCACTCTCTTCCATTCCTTTAATTCTTGCTCTTACCTGATGGAATGCAATCGGTATATTTTGTGGTAACATATCTAAATCAATATCTTGGATAGTTTCTTTTATCATGTCTTTTTTGCAAATAACATTCGCTGTCAAATTTAGAAACTCATTTGATGTTTCCAGTGTAAGTGAATTAATAGTGCATCCAATAAAGATATGTTCAAACAAATCTTTCCCAACTGCTGCTTGGAAACTTGGTAAGTTTGCATACTCTGTTCTATAAAACTCATGGAGTTTAGTATCGTCTTCTTGATCTGTTACTATATATTCTCCCAACGCCCATTTTAAAAAATATCCTACTGAATGCAAGTCTGCTGCGTATTGAATATCGCCCTCTGGCATATAAGCACCATGAACTACTTTACTTGTACCTCTGCCTAATCCTCCTGTATAAAATAAATTGGTGTTTGAAGGAGTATCTAAACTTGTAGAGGCTATATCAAGGTATATCGCAGGGGTTAAAATATCTTTTGTCCCAAATTCAGGCTCTTCTGCAATACCTATATATCGATTTCTTTTAATTTTCATCTATATCACCCTCCTTTTTTAATCTTTTTAATTTTCTAAAATCCAAAACATTACATTAATTGTAACTTCAGAAGCATAATATAAGCCTGTGTCAGTTTCATACTCTGTGGCTTCTCTGCTAAAAGTGTTTGATTGTATATCCATAACAAATTTTAATCCTAAATTTCTACATTTTAATAAAATAGATCTTGCTCTTGCTGTTAATTGTATTGCATGTCTTCTTCCTTCCCTTATGTCGTTATTTTTTGTTACTGCTATAATGTGAACAGGTAAAGTCCAATATTCTTTTATGCTATGCGATTGCGTATTAATTGCCTCCCCAAATGTTATAAAAACAGCAGGTGGCTTTGGCTTGTTTTTCACTTTATAATCTATGCTTATTTTAGTAACCTCTTGTAAAAGTCCCCCCTCAACCTTCTCTAAATTTAATAATTCTTCTATTTTATCCTCAATTAAATTGATTGCTTCGTCTATATTAACTTTCAAGATAATCACCTCCTATTCGTTATCGTATTTACGAAGGATTGTTCTCATAAATTCATCAAGTCGCTTTGCAGTTTCATTTGCCGCACGTCCTGTATAATTGCTACCTTTTTGTCCTTTAACCGCTTTTGCAAAAATTTCCTTATTCCCTGTAACAAAATATAACGCTTTTGCTACCCTTGGCTTTATTTTTTGTTTATAAGGTCCGTAAATTCCCGTTCCTCTGTCGACCCATTCCGCATATTCAACGCCACTTATTATTTTATAAGTTAAATCACTTATCTTTTTTAATTGGAACGAGTTTGCCAATCTTCCGTGGTCTTTTGGGGAGAAGCGTTTAATATTTCCCCATGTTTCATTTGCCACCATATTTACAAAATCAGCCATAATTTTATGCTTATTATCCATTATTTTTTTAAAATCTTTGTCATCTATTTTAATATTAATTCTTGTAGATTCTGCCATTTATACCACCTCGTTTCTTCTTCTCACCCTGAAAAGATTGAAAGAGGCTTGTTTCTTAAAAGGATTTAACCTTTCTTTTATGTCATCTGTGAAAATTTTTAAATCGGTAATTGTAGGATAATCCTCAATGCTCACAACGCCTATCTGTCTGCTAATTTTACCACTGCTTATTATATTAACTACTATATCCCTTGCAATTCCGTGTATTGCTTCATCTACTGTTCCATTCGCTTCAAAGTTCGTATTACAATATCTATCTATAATGCTCTTTGCTTCCTTCAATTTTTGTATCAAAAAATCATTAAGTGCTTGTTCATCAACTTGGTTAAAATCCTCTGGATCTATATTCGTTAATTCGAGAACTTCCTTAGGCGAACTATAATATCCTATTCCTCTTTCTGCAATCATTTGTTATCACCTCCGCATTTTTCGATATGCTTCTCGTAATGATATTTAGATTGATATTCCTTACCACAGTTGTCGCATATAAATTTATCTTCTTTTTCTTCTATCTTTTCATCTACCTTAACTTCTTCCTTTATTTCCTCAACCCTTAAATAAACGCAGGCTTTAACCTGAAATAAAGAATAATCGTTAAGATAGACTTCTTTTTCTGATAGAGGTAAGAATAAGGTATTCGCTCTTTCTACTGTTTTGTTACTTATGTTTTTAACTAAATATTTCTTCATTGCTATTACCTCCTTCCTCTTATAATAAAAATATGGCAGATGTAGCAATGCTTTATTTTATACTCTGCTACATCTGCCATTTGTTAAATAATTGTATTAAATAGTGTCTTTGTCAATAAATGCGATTGCACTTGCGTTTTCATCTTCGTAGTTTACATCTGCTTCAAGACCATACACGAAGTCGGTACGGAACTGTTTTGCTTCCCTTTCCATTTCCATTGTAATTTCATGGAAAACACCCCATACCATATTCGCAGGTCTTTGTAACATTGCTACCATGCCACTTCCATCATCTTCAGTGGCAATATATCTGTCTAACACAGGATAATGTTTAACAGGGATACCCTCAAATGCAAGTTGGATTCCACTTGTTTGAACAGTGTCGCCCAGAACAGTACCTCTATTTTTTAATGCTTTTCTGTAAGCCTGTTCAACAACAAAAGGAACTCCAAATACTAATTTACTTCTATCGCCTATATATTTAGGAGGAATTGCATTAATAAGTGCTTCAAAAAGACTTTCAATATCTTCTTCTATATCAAATTCAGTATTAGGGATTTTGTTCCCGGATTTAACAATTAGTCCGTCTGTAAGGGACAATAAAGGATCAGATTCAAGGTTTTCCTTATCGCCATACATAATTAAATCCTCTAAATCAAGAGCGGCTCTTGCAGCGAACAAATCTTGAAGTGTTCTTACGATTTCTTCCTTCTCAATGTTGCGTCTTAATGCAGTATCCTCGACACTGAAAATACCTTTAATAAACTGTGCGATTAACTGATTTGTATAAGTAGTAGGAGTCGCACCATCTGTTGAAGGATTTAAACCACCGCTTTTACCTGTTAAAACTCTTCCACCAAACTCGATTCGGTCAATATTTTGCACCTGTTTTGTCATCAATTGGAATCTCATATCGCTCAATAGGTTCGCCTTTTCCTGCACAACCTTAATAAACGCAGGTGCTTGTTCCTCGCTTAAAATTGACTGACCAAAAGTGCCAGTAGTAATAATACTCTTGTAAACTTCATTTAAGAAATCACGATTAGTTTTCATTAATATCACTCTCCTTTCATAAGAAAACAACACATTTCTTTAAAAAAAAGGTCTTATCTTTTATTGAGATCAGACCATGTAACAACAGATTTTTTAGAAACACCACGCTCGGAGTCGTCTAATTCTTCGCTTTTAGTGCTTTTTAACACTTCAATTAAATTTTTAAGTTCTTCAACCTGATTTTTTAAAGAATAAATATCTTCTTCGTCTGAAGAAACATTCTCTTCCTCCTTACTCTTCTCTGCTGTTTCTTCCTTGCTGTCTTTTTTTTGTTCATCTGTATCTTTTTCCACATCTGTATTTTCATCTTCTTTCTTATCTTCTGCATTGTTGTCCTCTGTTGCCTGTTCGGTAGGCTGTTCTTTTTCCTCTACCTTGTCTTCGGTATCTGCACTCTTTTCTGAAAGGATTTCATTTAAAGTAGCCTCTACTGTCGACTTAACAGTCGCCTCAATCAATTCTTTTAATTCCTCTTTATTCAAATCAATCTCCTCCTTTCCTTTTCGACTAAACATTGCTTTAAATAAATCTTTCCAAGTTTCTTCTTTTTCTTGTGGGCGTGTTTTAAAGGCGAAGAATAAGGCATCTGTCACAGCAGGTTCATCGACCAAAGATACATGTGTTATTTCAAAATCGTCTCCTAAATCTCTAAAAGTAGTTCTTTTAATAGCGGGTTCTCTGTTGTCTTTCATTGCGTTCATAAATTCGTTTTTTCTTACTCCCATAACGCTAAAACCTCTTATTTTACCTTCCCTTACAAGGTTCTTAACTACTTCGTCTTCAATCTCAATCCCCATAACCCATGTTCCCGCAGGTAGAGTTCTTTTTACTCCGTATGTTTCCACTTCCATATCAAAGGGAAGAAGGTAATTTTCCAAAATTGTTGATTTAACAGCGTTTAGAGAGTGCATAAAATCAATATTTCTATAATTCCTCATAAAGTTATACATTTTTTCCCTTATTTGCTCTTTGCTAACTACATCACCATCGTAGTCGGGTTTATTTGGAATCAGAACTGCTGCATACACTATACTATTAAAATTTTCTAAACCCATTTCATCACCTCCTTCAAAAACAGACTTCAAAAACAGATAAATAATTAAGAAATTTTAATTAAGTCTTTTTCGTAAAAGTAAGGCATATTTGGAATTCTATAACCTTTTTTTATAAAATATGGAACGATTGTGCAACGGCAGCCGTATTTTTCCTCCCCAGGTAAAGTAGGATCGTGTGGGTGCTTTGCCCCATTACTAAACAAGCCATCTAAAGTTGTTATTTGCCCATGTAGTATAACATGGTCTGCTTTATCCCGTGGAATTCTCCTTACCCTTTCATCCTCTGCTGTCCACCACTGTTTTAATTCAACGCCGTATTCTTGCATACTTAAAAAAGAACCAGTATTACATGCTCCGTTTACTTCTGTTCGTGCAATCCTTATGCTCTCGTATCCACCGTATTGTCTAAACTTTTCCTGTATGTTTACTGCTATATCGTTAATTCCTAATCCTTGCTCATATCCTTGTTGCAATATATCTACAAGTTCTGCATTTATCCTGTTTAAAGTTATATCACAATATTGTAGTCTACTCTCTTTTATCAATTGGCTAATAAATGGGTCGAATTCCTTAAAATTAATAAAATACCCTGCCCTTTGCATGTGCCTTGTTACATTATTTCTGCCATACTGTGCAGCGTTTATTGCATTGTCAGCAATTATTTTTTCATAATCTTTTCTATATTCTCCTATTGTTAATCCAATAATTATACCATTGTCAGGTCTAATAGCGTCTCCAATTTTAGGAAATAAATCTCTATATATATTTAAGAAAAGTTTTGACAATTGCCTATGGACTGTTAATTCCATTTTTAATATTCTTCTGTCCACTGCCTTAATTGCTTGTAAATTATTAATTCCATTATTCAATATATCTAAAGTGTCCATTAAAACCACTTCCTTTTCTTAACCTGTTCTTCAAGTAATTGCTCCTTTATATCCCTTAATACCTGTTGTGTCTGCTCCACTATTTCTTCACTTGCTATATCAAACCCAAGGTCTAAATTTATAATTTGTTGCCCCCTGAAACGTGCATTCATGATAAGTTCATCTGTCGCTTCTAGTCCAAATTTATGCCCGAAGTTTTTAATTAAATCCGCAACAGTTGCTCCACCGTAATCCATAATTTTAAGGAAGCGGTCTAACTCTGCATTCTCATCAACCTGGTCGATATTTGCAAACCTGAACTCCCAATCAACCGCTCCAAAAGCGTCTTTAATAACTTTATTAATGAATCTTTCTAACCTACACTGTCTTTTTTCTACGACTGTCCTCTTATAAATCTCAACGGCTTGTTCGCTGTTATTTCCACCGAGGGCTCCAACACTCTCGGAGTTATCACCTATCAAATAAGCCGGCACTCCGTGTGCGTCTAAAATTTCTTGTTTGTTCATTTTGCGAAATTCGCTGAAACTTGCTTCTTTAATATCATCGGAAATCTTTTCAAATTTAATTTCTACATTGTCTTTAGTGCTATTTGGCTTATTAGGAATAGTTAATACTAAAACGGAATGAGGATTCTCCATAAATGATTGAACTTGTTCTTGTATACGCTTATCTATTTCATCATACCCATTTGGATCTGTAATTCCTCTGTCATAATCGCCACTTACCAAAATTGCATATGCAGGAACACCGTAGTTCTCAAAGAAACTGTTATTATAATTCCTTGCTGCTATATCCCCCACGATTGCCCCTACTGCCCCAAGTATATAAGGTAATCCATAATATTTATCAAGAGGGTTATAAACTCTATCATAAAAAAATTCATTAGCCCTCTTATCCACCTCTAAAGTGCCAAGGGGATATTCCTTACCTGTTTCTTTATCAACATCAAAAGGATAACCATATTTCTTATAATATTTTTTCTTTATTCCAACTTTTTCCACTGCTATATTTTTGCCTCTTAAAAGGGTCATGTTAATAGAAGGGAGATGATTGAAAAATAACGGCTTGCCTTTCGGGTCTTTTCCTTCTCTTATTATTTCAATATATAATTCTCCGAAGGCATGATAGTCAAATTCTGCTTCTTTAAAGACAGTGTTAATATCATCGGGCATAGCCTCTAACCATTCTATAATTTCTTCTTTTTGATTTTCATCTACATCTTTATATTTCGGTCTTAAATTATAACCCCCTCCTGATATATCCCCTGATTTTATATCGCAGGCACGTCTATGGGGTGTGTTCTCTTCAAGTAATCTCGCCAACGCTTTTAAACTGTATGGTCTTATAACTTCTCTATCATCTAATTCTGTTGAAGTGTCTAATTCCTCACTGTTTTCTTTAATAGCCTTTATAGCAAGTTGTTCTAATATCGACTGTTTTATAACTTTCCCCTTCGTTGTTACAAATCCATATCTTTTAAAGTTCGCCAACAAAAATCACCTCCTTCTCGTAATAACCATTGCTTTAGGAATTGCTCTTGCCCCATTAACAATGTTATCTAACCAATCCCTCAAGGCATATAACATAGCGTCCATTAAGTGGTCATTGCCGTCTACTAACTTTTCCATAACATTTCCACTCGAATCTTTACGCCATTTATACATGCTTATTTCCTTAATAAAATTCTCGCAGTCTGGGTTTATGTAAATTTTCTTCCTACTCAACTGATTAACTGCACTTTCCTTGTCCGTCTTTTTTGCATTAACTATATTTCTATATCCCAACTTCATTAATCTTGCCTGTTTTGCAGGTTCATGGTCCGCAAATATC